CAGAATACCGTGGTTTGAAATCATTCTACAACTTGAAAAAATAAAACGTTGATTTAACAACGTTTCTAAGGACTCTAGGTTTAACCTAGGGTTCTTTTTTCTACCTAGGGGGCAAGGAAGGGGCAAGATTATTTGTGATGATATTATCTAATACATTGACCGCTTGGTCTTTCATGTTTCGTGTGACATGGGTATAGATGCTAGTAGTAACTTCCGAATCTGCATGCCCCACCCTATCCATGATGGTTTTTAGTGGCACATTGTTTTCAGCCAGTATGCTTATTGTGGTATGTCTGAAAATGTGAGGGGATAGATGCTTGTCGATAGGCGTTTCCAGTCTGGTGTTAGCTCGTTGGAGCGATGCACTTAGGATTGTGCTGTGGATAGGCTTGCCAGTGTTAGTTGTGAAAATCTTATCGCTATGATGCCAATCTGGATTGGTTGATTCGCTTAACTCTTTCAATTCTAGTATCTGGTCAATAATTTCCATCTCTCGATTAGTGAGGTATGTAGTTCGGTAACTAGCGACTGTTTTCGTTCCTTCGTTTTCTGGAATGTATCTGTTAAATGAGGTGTGGATATCCAAGGAGCGTGTCTCTTTGTGATAGTCTGAAACAGTTAACCCAGCTAATTCACCGATTCGGCAACCGTTTAGAAGCATAAACTCGCACGCTAGAGCATATCTCAGTGTTATGTCCTTTCGGTAGAGTTCTTTCAATAAACGACTGTATTCTTCTGGTTCTAAGTATTTATTCTTGGCAGCTTGTTGTTTCTCAAGTTTATTGGTCTTCTTTGGTAATCGTGCCTTCCTCGATGGGTTATCGGTTATAAGTTGTTGATCCATAGCATAATCGAAAAATGTATTTAGCACGGTCTTAGCACGGTATTTCTGTGAATCTGTCCAGTCTTCAGTGTCTAGTAAGGATTGGATAAGTCTGACGTTGATATTTGATAGGATTGTTCCTTGTTCGATAGTGTCAGATATTCGTTTAACGGATGCTGCAAGGCTCTTGATTGAGCTTAACTTAATCTGCTTTTGGTGAAATTCCCACCATTCACTGAAAGCACTATGGAATGACACATTAGTAGTGCTTGATGATTCTATTTTCTGGGCTATCTTATCATCCAGTAAACGTTGAGCTTCTTTCTTTGCTCGATTTGAGCCGCTATTAAGCGTTACAGACACCCGTTTCCATTTCTCAGTGTAAGTGTCTTTGTATCGTTCGAAATATTTATATTTTCCGTTTGGTAATTCTTCTACCCACATTGTATTTACCTCACTTTTTTGATAAAATGGGTACAGAAAAGGACATGTAAGGCTGTTTTCCAGTTTACACGTTTTTTCTGTGGTGCTAGCTCTATAATCAAACTTTGGCGAGGGAGATTATAGGGCTTTTTTTATTGTCTTATTTTACTTTAACTTCCATTGAGCCGTTAAGTTTTTGGCTAGCTAGAGCGTTTCCGTCATCCGTTTTAATGTGAAACATCGGATAACGTTCATAATTTACATTGTTGATTGCAGCCCAAACATTGAAGGCTTCATGTTCTTTGGCAAGCATTCCATCAGCAAAATTCTGCAGGTCAGCTTTGCTATATGTTTTATACTCATTAGGCACAGTCATATATAAAATAGTGCTACGATTGTAAAAACTATATGTACTAATATCCAGACCTTTGTCAGTCAAATCCTGCTTGAAGTAGTCGATAAAGCTACCCATTTGACCCTCGGTAATATCTTTTAGCTTATCTTCCGACGAGCTTGATTCTGAACTTGATTCTGAACTTGATTCTTTTGAAGCTTTTTCCTCGCTCTTTGAGCTTGACGTTTTGGCACTGCTAGATGGCTTGCTAGCTTTAGGTTTTGTCTTTGAAGAAGACGAAGCCGTTTGAACTGTCTTAACTGGTTCTGTTTCCGTTTTTGGAGCAATCCCAGTTGTTTCAAAAACTTTCCCAAGCACAGCCAAACAGACAAGCACAACAACCCACTTTTGCCAGCGTTTTAAATTCTTCCATTTACTCAACATTTTTCAATCTCCTTTAGTTTTAGATATTCGTCTTTTACAAAAGTCTCATCACAAATAGTGGTGAGATTGTATTTTTCCATGAAGTGTATATAGTTGAAATCGTCAAGATTTTCATTTTTCAACAACTCATGGATCATAATCCTATTTGCTTGAACCTCATACTTTTCCCGTAGACGCTCATAGTCTTTAGAGTTCTGCTCTAGATGGCCTAATTCATGCAAAATGACCTTTAAACGTATTTCTTGGGGTAAATCCCCGTTGATGTAGACAACCCTGTTTATAGGGTCGATAAAGCCATTTCTAGGCCACTGACTAGAACTAAACTCACAAAGAGACACATTGAACTGCTCAAGCAATTCACTTTCAGTCATATCCCCTCACTTCTCTTTGCTACTCATATATCCCGCAATTATGCCACGAATGGCACGTTTATCGTCATCCGTAAGCGGTTTGCCATCAAACATCATGGCGTTGTCAATAATGTTGTCTATGTCATGGGGGCTGGTTGATTGTGGTTGTTCTTTCGTCATAGGGACATCGTACCCCATGAGCCATGCTTCAGACACCCCCAACGTTCTAGCAAGTAGCACTAACTTTTCTTGGTCTGGTGTTGATTTTCCATTGATGTATTGAGACAAAGCACTCTTTCCAAGTTTTACACCTAATTCTTTTTGATGCACTTTTGAAAGAGAAATTACGTCAACTTGTTTTAAATTTCGTTCGCTCATCACTTGCTGCAAACGTGAAGCAGTAGTATTTTTCATATTTTTTTCCCTTTTCCTTTATGGCTTTATTATATAGTAGAAAATAAAAAAAGTTCAAGAAAAATCGAAAAAAAGTTCAAAAAATTGAACAAAAACTGTTGACAAATAAAAAGATAAAGATTAAAATAAAACCATAAAGTTCAAGAGATTGAACTTAGAAAGGAGAACTCAATGAGATTTGACTATGCTAAATTAAAAGGTCGTATTAAAGAAAAATACGGAACTCAAGAAGATTTCGCAAAAGCTATTGGCATAACCCCGACAACGATTTCATTCAAAATTAACGGGAAAGCAAAGTGGCAACAAGACGAAATTGTGAAGGCAGCTAGATTATTAGGGATCTCAAAAAAAGAGATTATTGAATATTTTTTTAACTATGAAGTTCAAGAACTTGAACTAAATAATTAAAATTATGAAAGGAGCAAACATGAAACCAAAACGATATCCATATAGTGGAAAGAAAAAAGAATCAAACGCTATTTTGAATATAACGATTGATTCTAAAAGACTAGTAAATGTTTCTAATCTTAGATTTTGCCACATGAGACGCCGATTATTTGGTCAATAAACAAATAAACAAATGGCATCGTTATTTTTTGATTTGGACTAGTAACCAAAGTGACATCTACTAAGAGAATAGCTTCGAGTGGGTCGTCGCCGTCGAAAGTATGGCCTAAATTTTTACGAAACTCTAAAAAATTTTTTATACCATCATAAGTTTCATCGGGATTATCAGGAAGTAATTTTCCAAAGTATGTTCCAGCCGCTGTCGATATAGCAATATCATAATCAATTTCTGTGGCAAAGAATGCTATATCACCAACTAAGTCAAATTTTTTTGTATTAGACATATTAATTTTCCTTTCCATAATATTTGACTAGCGATTTTCATAAGGAGATGAGAGGCCCTATTTAATCGTTTGTCACGAATTGATTATATCAGAAAGGATAGAATAACACAATATATTGTGTTTTCAATACAATCAAAATCTATATATTGTGTTTTGGGATTGAACATGAAAAAAACTTTAAGCAAGTTACTTATTGACAGAGGAATGACAGTCACAGAGTTAGCTGAAAAGACTGGTATCAGCTATAACACGTTGATGAACATCGGAAAGAGAGACATTTCTTTCAGTAGAATGGTGAAAATCGCTGACGCTTTAGATGTCAGTTTAGACGAATTCAGAAAGGATAATACATGAACGAAATAACACTATCGAACAACCTTTCTCAAATTGAGTTGGAAATAAACCACCACAAGCAAATAGCTGGGCAATCGATTTGGGAAATTGGTAGACGATTAAATCATGTTAAAGAAAATGACCTAGCACACGGGCAGTTTATGGAATGGTTGAAGAAAATTGAAATCGACCACACAGCTGCTAAGAGAATGATGAAAGTAGCTCATGAACTTCCAAATAGTGCAACGTTGCACCATTTAGGCTCATCAGCTCTCTACCTCATCGCCACTCTTCCAGAGGAAGAAAAGCAAGAGCAAATAGAAAAAATTGAGCAAGGTGAGTCACCAACGGTCAGAGAATTGCAAGAGGTGAAGAAAAAGCTCAAACTCAAAGAGCAAGCACTTGAAGCGGTTAAAGGCGAGTTAGAACGTACTAGACTTATCAAACCAACTGAAAAGGTGATTGAAAAGGAAGTCATCCCAGACGATTATAAAGCTACGCAAGAGCTAAACAAGCAATTGCTAGGAAAGAACAAAGACCTATCGGACGAGCTTGATTCGGTCAAAAGAAGTTTGCGACTTAAAGAAGCGTCTTACGAAATGCTTGAGCAAGAAACCTCGGAAGCACTAGCCTTGAAAGAGTCTATCGAACACTTACGAGCGGACAAAGAAAAGCTGGAAAACAGTGTTACTAATATCTTTACACTCAGTAACCTAGTGTCAGAATTTGAAGATTTCTTTGATAGCAAGATGGCACCGCTCAGATTTAAAACCCTTATCCAAGGAATTGGCAAGGACGCCCAGATTGAAAAGCTCAGAGACATCTTGACGCTAACTGAAAACTGGTTAGACGAAATGAATAAGATTGTCCCAGAAAGCGGAAGAACAATCATAGAAGGAGAAATTATCAATGAGTAAAAAGAAAGATAAGAAAAAAGAAAATCTGCTCGCCGAAACGGTTGAAATGCAGAAAAAACAAGCCATGAACCTTGTGGCACAAAGCACCGTTAACCAACAGCTTTTGGAAGAAGTTATCGGAATCAAGGAAGAAATGGACAGAAATGTTAAGAAGACAAATCAAAAGCTCACTGACATTGAGTTGCTTGTCGAAGAAGTTAACAAGAAAGTCCATATCGACGATGGTGAAGCAAGCAAGATTAAAAGCGTGGTCTTTAGTAAAGCTGGTGTTTTCGCAGATATGTACTTCAATGAGCAGAAAACACATCATAGCGATAATCTGTTCGCTTTGAAGAAAGGTCAGTTTATCCGCTTGATGTACTCACGTTTGAAGAAAGCTTTCAACGTGACCAAGTACACCAACATCAAGCATGTTGACGCTAAAAATGCCGTCAAATTCTTGGAAAATCTATCTTACGACGATTTCACAAAATTTGAAATTCGTGAGACACCAAAACAAAAAGAGCTTATCGCTCTTGAAAACGGATTGAAAGAAATCGGGTGACGCTTATGGAAATCACCTACAAACCAGTCGGAGTTAATGAGACGGCTGAGTGGGGAGACTACGACCACCTCATGCAGCGGTGGGAAGGTCTAGGGAAGTCGATGGCAAAAAACCTCATTCGAGAAATGAGGGATAACAAGGACTTCCAAGGGTACGTATTCAACCCAACACACAAACTGGTTTTTATCAACTACGAAGGATTTAAGTCCTTCATCGAATGGAAAACCAGAAACAGATTCAAATAACATTAACACCCTAGCCGTAACAGTGAGCTAGTGAGGAGATGTAAGCAATACCTACCTGAAACTACAACGATTTGATATTCATAATTGTCTCCTTAAATATATAAAAATCTATGAAAAAAATCCTCACTAGTTCTCTAGTGCGGTTAGGGAATAAGAAAGGAATTAACAATGAAAAAACTACTTAAATGGCTATTTGTAAAAGAACAAGCAGAAACAGTAGAAACTCCAGTTTGGACTTTCGAAAAAAACGCATCAGAGCCTAGCCGAGATCGTTACAACAAAATTCACGGATTGGGAGAAACATTGATTTGAAACATCTATTGAAATTCTTGTTCGGCAAGAAGAAAACCAAAGAGCCGGAATACTTTTTCGAGGTTGTTGAGACGCCCGAAGAAAAACAAGAGCGGCTTAAACAGAAATATAGCAAATAACATAACTTTCAATCCGTAGCCACGGCCCACTGTGGAGTGTAACTTATACCTTTCCCCAAAAAATATAAACTTTACCCACACATACCTTTCTAAAAAACATTGAAAAAACATGAAACGGTGGGCTGTGGGTGCGGATTGAAGCACTAAAAAAAGCATGGGTTAGGGCCCATGCAAGAAATAACATCTATAAGGAGATTATACCATGATTTCACAAACAATTGCAAAACCATCTTACGTAAAAACTAAAGCTTTTGGGCTTTGTGGAACGCTAGCGATTGCTACAGCTCTATTGATTGGAGCTGGGGCAGTGTCAGCCAATGAAGTGACTGAAACAACAGTAGATACTCAACCAGCAGTAGCTAACGTATACACTGCTGACAACGCTGGGAATGTGACAGTAACACCGTCTGAAACAGTGGCAGAAACACCAAAAGTGTTGGCACCAGCACCAGTAGAATCTCAACCGATTGCAGAAACTACAGAAGTAGCTCAACCAGTCGAAGTGGCACCTACTACAGTGACTAAAACAGACACTACTATCAATGTCGAAAACCCTAACGTTGAGGTTACTTTCCCGAATGGTAACGGAAAGTATAGCCCATTCGAGGTTGAGTATAAAGACATTAAAATCCCAGACGATGTGCCAGTTAACGAGGGTGACAAGGTTACTTTCGACTTGCCTCAAGAAGTGAAATTCCAAACCTCTTACGAGTTTGATGTACACAATCCAGAAAAAGCAGTAGTTGGTAAAGCTACAGCAGACGCTACCACTAACAAAGTAACCACTGTATTTAACGACTATTTCAAATCACACCCTTTGAATAAGATCATGAACTTGAAACTAGATGCAAGTTGGACAGATAAAGTTGTGGCAGGTAAGCCAGTAAATATCAATTTCAATGGAACTGTAGTAACAGTCAATGTTGGTAATGAGGGGGTCATCGGTAAAGATGAATTGATTTCTAAATGGGGATTCCAAGACAAAGAAGACCCTACTGTGATTAATTGGACTGCTCGTGTCAATTACGCTCACCGTATTTTGAACCATGTCTCTATCATTGATACCATGAGCGATAAT